CTATCAATTCTAATATGAACCGCTTTTCGTCTTGTGGCACCTGGTAAATATTGAACAAGTCATCGATCCCACTCATGTTTTTACCCATGTAAGTACCACTCATACCTTCCCACACATCCTGCAATACTTGGTACAATTCAAATGAAGTCTGTACCTCAACTGGAAAGTCATCAAATTCTACTGGAATTTGGCTTTCTACTGGTGGATTTCCCAACGCCTCACACATCTGATAGTAAGTATCTTTGGTCATTCCAACAGCACTGTTTTGAAAGAAGTTGGTTATTGCAGTTTTTATGGCATGATTCTGGTCGCTTAGAAGTTTCCCAGGTCTGTGACCTGTTCTGTAATGAAACTATCAAAGTTGGTACTGTTCTTCATCAAACTCAACGCGTTTTCATCTGAGAAGTCTACTGTAGTGGTTGGGTCACGATCGCCCAGTTCAATTGGTACCAGTTTGGCAAGATGTTCCAGTGTTAGGCCAGTCCAATCCTTGATTGTGTTCTGTACGTACAACTGTAAAAAAAGATCTTCGTCAAAGTCTTCTGTCATTTGACGGTTTTTGAACACGGTCTTGGTGCTCTTTTTACGAATTGTAGTAAGTGTCTCACGACTCAAAAAGCACAATTTGATCTTAAAGCCCGGCAGACCAGGAAACTCAGTTTCCACAGTCTTGTTTGGTACTAATAGGGTTTTGATATTAGAAATTGACATTTGTTCTTTCTATAAATATAAGGGGACTAGGTCCCCTTATTGGTTGTTATTAGCTGACCTTGTATAAAAGCGATATTTCGTTCGCTTGAGTAATGTCAAACTCGGCGCTAGCAGCTGCCTTGGGTTGTGCAACAAAGTTAATTGTAGTACTTACAATTTGTTGTACATCAATTGTAGGAACAGTAATCATTGCTGCAGGCATTGTCATTTCTACGCGAGGACCAGTAGCTCCACCAATCTTGATTACAATCTGGTAGGCTGGGCTAACGTCACTGGTATTGGCCATCAATGTTGCCATTAGGTCACTGGTGTCGTTTGTTTCGCCACTGCGTAGATATGCAGTAACATTACCACTTACGTCTCTTGTACCAGTAAAATAGGTTACAGGTTGGTTGATAATACCTAAATTAGCTGGTGTTAAGTAAGTAACATTGTTGCTTAGAGCAATACTACCACCAGTGATAGGTACTACATAGCTTGTACCACCTCCACCAATTCCTGCAGTAATACTTACAGTACTCAACTTGTTGGCAATGTAGTTTGCATCAGTAATCTTGCCAGCTGCTGAAACAGCGGCTGTGTGCAATCCTGTAATAGTTACTGTAGCTGTGCCCAGTCCGCTTAAGGTTGCGTCTTCGTCGCGTGATACTGTACTAGCATTTCCAGTCCAGGCAATAGTGGCTAAGGCGTCAAGTCCAAAATCAATAGTTGCTGTATCTAGTACGCAATTATTTAATACATATGTGACTTTATCAAGAATAATGATTAAACCAAACTTTTGTAGTTGGTGTTTGTTGCTTCCGGTCATTACAACAGTACTGCCAGCAGCAATAGTTCCAGCATCCCAGCCACTTGTAGCTGTGCCAATAGCGTCAGCAGAACAAAAAGCATTCCACAAAACACTCTCTTCAGCTTCTACGTTTGTTGTACCATTCTTTGGACGAATATATGTGCTCATAGAGAACTGAACTGGCTCTTGAGCAGTAATAAATCCTCTTTGACCACGACTAGGTGTTGCACCTGCTTCGTTTAGTGTAACATTTTCAGTTGTAAATGTTTGACTAAAAGTGAAACCGTCCAATACCTGAATTTGTTGTGTGTTTGAAGTTGTAATAGCACTAACATCTACATTACCAGTTGTTGCGTTAACAGCTGTAGTAAAGAAGACGTTAGCATTACGAAGTAAATTAATTGCCATATCTTTTCCTTTATGGTGACATAATACCACCAAGCATAGCTAGATCTTTATCCGCGGTAGCTTTGGGTATTGTTTCTACATTATCGGGTATCGAACTTGTAGATTTATTTCTCCGACTGCATACGGAGCAAGCAAACCCTCGTCTGTGGTTATGCTGGTAATCAAAATTTCTGTGGTTTCATAGCCATTGGTTTCGTCATATACTAAAACCCGGTTGGCATCCACACAGGTCTCTACGTCTTCCAATAGAGCTTCCAACTGTTCTTGGCTGTCATCGCCTTTGCAATACAACTTGATACACAATCCCAAGAATCCCCAAGTAAAATCACTGGGAAGGTACTCCCTCATCTCGGTTCCTGGGGTTACATATACGGACGGAAAGTTATTGCATTCATCCCAAAAGACTAACTTGGAAAAGGCTGCACCATAAAGGTCGGTTTTGTAAAGTCCAGTTCCGTCTATTAACTTCAGCTTTTCTGTTAGTGCTTTTACTATACTGGTTCTTCTAGACATTGACGGCCCTCATACGGTTGGCTACTTGAGTCTGAGCAATTTCTCGAATAGACTTGCTTATTAGCAGTTTAGGGTCTCTTGAGGCTGGACGCTCTTGTCGGCCGCCTTTGGAGAAAGTTGCATATGGATTTTTCATGTAACTGTAGAAAGCAGTTATCATACCTTCGCGACTCTGACTTAATCGCTCAACTTTGACTGAGTTAGCAAAGCGACCAGTTTGGTAGTTTAATACATCTCGGCGATTTCCAGTGCCCATGTTGCGTTTGATTTGATCATGTAGGTCGCTATTAATAAGATTTAATAAGCTAGATAGATTTACTGCACTTTTTGGTTGTACTACTATATTCGGTTTGGCCGGGACTTTTGAGCGTGCTTTAACTTTGGACTTTGTTCTATTTTTAGATAAAGCTGCTGAAGTAAGTTTATTTACATCGAGGCCGGTACCCTTAAACTTGCTCTTTTGTGTATAGTCTACGCCATCTTTACCTTTAAATACATCTAGCACGGATTGTTTAATATAATCAACCAGTGTTTTTGAGCTCTCCGCTACTGGTAACATATTAGCAACTTCTGCAAAAGCTTCGGCACCACTTCTAGATTTTATTACATCAACAAGGGCTTGTTCACCTACTTGTCCAACAATACCCCGAATTGCGGCCTGTTCTTGGGGACCAAGAATTGCACTATTAAAAGTGCCTTCCATAGATACTACAAAATTAAATTGTAGATCTAGAAAAACTCCTGCTCTTTTTGCGAATTTCTTTGTTAGTCTTATACCGTGTTCTACGTGTAGTGGTAGATTACCAATTGCATTTTCTATATTCTGTAGATTGTTTGAGGCAATTCCGGCAATAATACCAGAAGGCATATTTATACCCAATAGCGAGTTATCTTGATATATGCCAACGTGTCCGGCGTGAACTAAATTACCTACTTCTACTTTGTTAAATTCTACTAAGTCTGAAAGAGCTTTAAACTCTTTGTCTAAGGCTTTTTGAACACTAACATTTATATTCTTGACGCCTTGATTAAAATTAAAAGCTACAAAAGGTATTCTGTTGTTTAGATTTTGTATCATATTTTCGGGATCTTCTATTACCGAAATACCTACGATATTTAATTCTCTTCGTATTTCTGCTCCAGCTTTGGCTGCAGCAGCTCTAAAGTCAGCATACACTCTATTCTTTTTTGTTTCTGCCTGTTGTAGTTGTCTTAACATTGCAAAATAAGTAGTTTTCGCAGTGTTAAGTAACGTAGCAGTGTTTATTTTATTAAAATCAGCAATTAGTGCGTCAGCAATACTTTTTTCTAGTTTATTTTGAAAATTAGATATTTCTGCCCTATTTACTTTTTTAAATGTCCTTACAACCCTGGTGAATCTTTTTTCATCTTGTGGACTATCAGAAAATAGAGGTATTCTAGTGTCGCTACCCGAAGACTTGGAATATATTTTAGAAATATACTTATTATTTCCATCGTTACTAAATAATGCAGAAATAATACTAGTAGCTATCAACTGTGGATCTACTAAATATATGCTCGGTGAATTAGCTCGCAAAACATCATTAAACTTAGTCTTACTATCAGCAACTGAAACTTTTGCTCTTAGTGCTAGTTCTCTAGCTTTTTTCTTCATACCATTTAAAATTGAACCCATCATTAAATCTGGAATTCTTCTAGCATGAAGCCTTCTATATCTCAGGGAAGCCATATCAGTTGTAATTCATTACATACAAGTCCAACACTCTCTTAATGTGTGCAGGCATGTTTGTGGTTGATATGTATTCGATCTGCACACTATTTGTGCCAGGAGCTTTTGTACTGTGTACAGCGGCCTCATTCTTGAGATAATACGTCACGAGGTCTAAAACAGCTAGTTTCAGGTCTTCTGGAAGAGTCTCATATCCTGCTGTATATGTGATCTTGTATCCGTTGATCAAGTCTTCAAAGTAACGTGTTGGATTAACAGGAACAACCTGCTGAGTACTCTTCTTGAATACCCAGTCACTATACTCTGTCAAACTGGTCCAAGTGTTGCCGTAGTCTGTGCTCTTTTCAATACCCTGAATCTGTAACACAGGTGCTTCAGCTGGATTAAACACATCACCACCATCAAAATACTCAACTTTTGCGTCGTCTATGTAGTCTTTAAAAGTACGACGGCAGAGTGTTTTTACCAATTCACTCACTTTGGGAATGATGGCACTTATAGCTGTGTCTTGGTTTGGGCCAGTAATACCCGCATAATTTTTATATTCGTTTAGAGTAACTAGGCTTATTCCCATGACCTCTCCTTGGTTTTTCCAAAGGATTTCTACAACCCTTTGGAAAAACCGGGGACTATTCAGTCCCCAGTTTTATTGTACATTAGGGTACGTTGACGTAACGTAGGGTGCTTACTGCAGGGCCTAGGTTAGTTGTCAATTGTGTTAGACCTGTACGTAGTGAAGCCACTAATACACGGCTTTGCTTCTCAACCAATTCTTGTGTGTCAACACGTAGACCACGCTGGTTGCCAACGATGAAGTTAGCAGGTGCAAAGCAGATAGCTGCTACGTTTGTGTGACCGCCGGCTGTGCTTTCAGCGACTGATGGGAACTCACCACTTACGATAACTGGTGTGTTACCGATGGCACCGATCTGACCACTCAATAGAGTAGCACGATCGCCAACCTTGTCAACTGTTAGGAAGTTGGTGTCATCTAATAGATTGTAGTAAACTTCTGTGTTTACAACATATACTAGCTCTGAAGGCTCTAGACCCCAAGCTCCGAGATCCTTGCGTAGGGCTCTCATGTTGGCAACAGATACAGCAGCAGTGCTGTCAACTGTTACAACGCTGCTGGCGTCATACATTGCTACGCCCTTGACTGGATCAGCAGCTGTGCCTTGACCATTGATCATGGCAGCATCAACTGAACGAGCGATACGGCGAATCATTGCATCGCGAACGATAGGTAGTAGAACAAGGATTGAATCCTCTTCTTCTTCGTAAGCCATATACTCACGAGTAGCTACCTTGTAGGCGTTTAGAGTGATTTCCTTTAGGGTGTGTGTCTGAGTAGCACCTGAAGAAGCGTCTAAACCAAACTCACTGTTCTGAACCCATGTGGCCTTGGTAGCTTCTGGATTTAGAGGCATTCTCATAACGTTTGTTTGCATAGCAACGTTACGGAATAGAGGAGCCATTACTAGACGTCTGCGGACTTCGTTTTCCATGTTTGTGGAAACTTCTAGTTCCCAAATGGTACCAGGAGCACTAACTGTGCCTGTAGCTGGATCATTTGTTAGGTGTAGACCGGCCTTCTCAACGACGTTCTTACCATAACGGGTGCTGGTAATGCTCTTGCCAGTAACCTTGGATAGCAATACAGCCATTTCACGCTCTTGGTAAGTGGTAGCATCAGCACCCTTCTTGTCACCAAAAGCCATCTTGCTGGTTTGGATAGCCTTCAATTCGTCGGCCTTTTCCTTTAGA